TTAGGTGGTAGAATGAAATCTGCACCAGTCAAGGACGAGGCACCACTTTCACTTGAAGATTTATTTTAGGAGTATATTATGGACGCACAAAAAATTAAAAACGCAATTGTTGAGATCTCAAACTCATTGACACGCTCAGATGCTGAGAAAGAGTTGGTACGAGAAATTATTAAAAAGATTAATGAGGAAGAAGGTATTGATCGAAGACTACTTCGCAAGATGGCTCGTGTATATCACAAGCAAAACTTCCAAGAAGAGAGCAGTCTGAACAGTGAATTCGAGGAGTTGTTCTCTAACATTATGGGGTAAATAATGCTTGACTTTTATAAAACGTCAGTGTATAATTTACAAAAATAAGGAGAACTCTATGAACGTATTTGCTTTACACAAAGACCCACAAGTCGCTGCTGAGATGCATTGCGACAAGCACGTGGTTAAAATGATTATTGAGTATGCACAGTTGATGTCTACAGCACATCGTGTACTTGATGGCGAATTATATGTTGATAAAACAGCAAACAATCGACGCATCAAGCGTTGGTCTTTACCGCATCAACATATGGAAGATGTCGTATACAAAGCTTCCCACGTCAATCACCCTTCAGGCATATGGACTAGAACCTCCAACGAAAATTATAATTATCTGTTTGCTATGTGGCAGGCTCTTTGTAAAGAGTATACGCTACGTTATGGCAAATTGCACTTGACACAGCAGAAGTTAGAGTATATACTATGTCTCGAACCCGTTAATATTCCGAAAGGACCTTTAACACCTATGCCACAAGCAATGCCAGACGATGCTAAGATGCCCAATGTTGTAGATGCATATCGTAACTATTATAATATGTACAAACAGCATTTTGCTAAGTGGACAAACAGACAAACCCCGGAGTGGTTTAATGCCAGTTGCTAATAGATACATTAAAGTAAGCTTTCAAAAAGAAGGCATTCACAAATACCCAGACGCTAAGAATCTGAAAGGAGTAGAGTTTTTACAATATCCTCACAGACACATCTTTCACTTCTACGTTACATTGTCCGTTGAACATAACGACAGAGACGTAGAATTTATTTTATTTAAACGTGAACTAGAAAACTTGTTTGAGAATGGAACTCTACAGTTGGATTATAAATCTTGTGAGATGTTAGCAGAAGACTTGTTAGACTATCTAGAGATTAATTATCCTAAGCGTGGTGTTAGAGTTGAAGTTTATGAAGATGATGAAAATGGTGGTATATTAGAGAATGATTTATTTAATTGATTTAGAAAGTGTAGAGACTAGATATACATCTGAGTGGAAGGATCACTTCCCTATGATGTTAGCCGAACACAATATTGAAGTGCAAGAGGTAGTTGTAATTGACGGGCCCGAAGACATTGCAGCCTGTACAACACCTGGTGCATTTCTAAACTTCTCAGGTACTAATGTTTACAAAGCAGAACAAGTAAGAAAAGTTGCAGAACTATTTACAGACAACAAAGTAAAAGAAGGCGACCACTTCTTATTTGCAGATGCATGGCACCCTGGTATTATCAATCTTAAATATATGTCAGAACTGTTAGGTATCAAAGTAAAAATACACGCACTTTGGCACGCCGGCAGTTATGATCCACAAGACTTCTTAGGTAGACTTATAGGTAAAGCAAAGTGGGTTAGACATACAGAGAAGGCATTCTTTCACGCAATTGATTACAATTACTTTGCTACAAACTTTCATATTGAAATGTTTATGGAAAACTTGCTAGAAGAAGATCCTAGATCAGCAAAGATGCATTATATGCCTTCAGGTAAAATTACACGAGCAGGTTGGCCTATGGAGTATATCTTCTCTGAGCCAAAGCAACTTGAGGAGAAAAAAGACTTAATACTATTCCCTCACAGACTTGCACCAGAAAAACAATTAGACATTTTTAAAGACTTGGCAAAATCTATGCCACAATACGAGTGGGTAGTTTGTCAGGAACAAGAACTAACAAAGGCAGAATATTACAAGTTGTTAGCACAGGCTAAGATAGTCTTTAGTGCTAACTTGCAAGAAACTTTAGGTATTAGTTGCTATGAGATATTAGCTAACGGTGGCATTCCTATGGTACCTGATAGGTTGAGTTATACTGAAATGTATGATGATGTATTTAGGTATCCTAGTCAATGGACATCTAGTATGAAGGGTTATATCTTGCACAAGTCAGAACTAATTTCTAGTATTGAAAATTACATGACTTGCTTTAATAAATTCTTACCACACATTAAAAACAATCTAGAGTACCTCAATACAGATTTCTTCTCAGGTACTAACATATATAATAACATGAGAGGTCAATAAATTATGAACTATTCTACTAAAACATATGGACACAACGAAGGACTATCTTGTGTTTTCCGACAACCAAATGCTACACATAGCCATTGCAGTTTACTACATGGATACTCTTTAGCTTTCAGTTTTAAATTCGGAACAGAAGTTCTCGATGATAAAAACTGGGTGGTAGACTTTGGTGGGTTAAAAATTCTAAAAGAATGGCTAAAGTCTAGCTTTGACCATACAGTGGTTGTGGATAGAGATGATCCTTTTATGAAAGACTTACTAGAACTGGAAACAAAAGGCCTTGCCAAGGTTGTTGTTATGCCGGGCGTTGGTTGTGAAAAATTTGCGGAACACGCATTCTATAAGGCAGACGCTTTGGTAAAAGAAATGACAGATGGTAGATGCTTTGCTGTTAGTTGTGAAGTAAGTGAACACGGAGCCAACTCAGCGATCTACGAGAGGTAGACCCTTGAAAGTAGCCCTTATTACAGACTTGCACTTTGGTGCTAGAAGTGATTCTCAGCAATTTGATAACTTCTTTAGAAAATTTTATACGGAATGTTTCTTTCCTTATCTAGAAGAGCATGGCATTAAAACCATCTTTGACTTAGGAGATACATTCGATAGGCGTAAATATATAAACTATAATACGCTTAAGTCTTGCAAAGAATACTTTTTTGACAAGGCTCGGGAGTTGGGTATTGATATACAAATGATACCCGGCAACCATGATACATATTATAAAAACACAAACAATGTCAACTCTCCTGAGTTGTTGTTGTCTGAATATGAAAACGTGATTGTTTGTGAAGAACCTACGGAGATAGATTTAGATGGTACAAAAATTCTCTTCTTACCTTGGCTCTGCGCTGAGAACTATCACAGCACTATGGAACGAGTCAAAGAAACAGACGCAAAAGTTTGTTTCGGGCATTTTGAATTCTCGGGCTATGATATGTATCGAGGCATGGCTAACCCTCATGGCATGGATCCTTCTGGCTTTCGTGATTTTGATCTCGTGGTTAGCGGTCATTTTCATCACAGGCATTCTAGGGGCAATATCACATATATGGGCAACCCTTACGAAATTACATGGAGCGACTATGACGACCCTAGAGGATTCGCAATATTCGACAGCGGTACTCAACAGTTGGAATACATTAACAACCCGTTTAAAATGTTTCATAAACTCTATTACGACGACACAGGTGATAGTTGCATCGCTGATAATTTTGACTTTAGTTCTATTAGGAATGGTTGTGTCAAGTTAGTTGTTTCTAAGAAAACAGATTATGTAAAGTTTGACGGTTTTGTAGATGCTCTTTATCAACAAGACTTAACAGAATTAAAAATACTAGAAGACTTATCTGAGTTTGAAGACGAGGCAATAGGCGAAGAGGTTGACTTAGATGATACTATGACACTTCTAAAAGAATATGTAGACGGCGTACAAACCGAATTAGATAAAGAAGTGTTGAAAAACTTATTACAATCACTATACGTTGAAGCACAGGATTTAGGTTGATTTACTTTAGAACTATAAGATGGAAAAACTTTCTATCGACGGGCAATGCTTTTACAGAAGTATCCTTAGATAGAAGTCCTAGCACATTGGTGTTAGGTGAAAACGGAAGTGGTAAGTCTACTATATTAGACGCATTGACATATGCTTTGTTCAACAAGCCATTTAGAAACATATCCAAACCACAATTAATTAACTCTATTAATGGCAAGAAGTTGTTAGTAGAAGTTGAGTTTGACATTGGTAAAAAACATTACTTGGTAAGGCGAGGCGCTTCTCCTAATGTATTCCAAATAGAACTAGATGGCGAAGTAATTAATCAGGATGCTAATGTTAGAGACTATCAAAAACATTTAGAAGAAAATGTCCTTAAACTTAATTACAAATCTTTCACACAAATTAGTGTCTTGGGCAGTGCCTCTTTTACACCCTTTATGCAGTTGCACTTAGGTGCCCGTAGAGAAATTATTGAGGACATACTAGACATTCAAATCTTCACTACAATGAACAAGGTGTTGAAGGACAAAGTAAACGCACTTAAGGATAAAATACGAGTATTGCAGAATGACGTTGACTTAGCTAAAGAGCG